TAAATGTTAAAGGCTTAAACTCAGTTCTAGGGAACGGCTTACCCATATTACCAATTAATGCGGTGAGTACATCGTCAACGCTGGCACTTTCGGCCCATACGTTACCTTGCAATAATAACTGATGAGCGTTGTCGGCTGTAGCACTTGCGCCGTCTCGTCCGTCCTCACCTTTATCGCCTTTAGGGCCTTTCAAAGACTCTAACTGTTCTGCTGTGAAATCTGCATAGGTGAATGGGGCGCCTTTATCACCTTTAGGACCTTGCTCGCCTCTTGGCCCTTGTTCGCCCTGTGGTCCTTGTGGCCCTTGATTTCCTTGCTTTCCTTGTACGCCTTGCGTTCCCGGAATTGTAATGTCAATCACTTTCGGAACCCTTGCTTTAACGTTCACATATTCAAAGTTATTTGTATCTTCCATAATTGCACCCCCTAATGTGCTGAAATATCATGAATGAATTTAATATCACCCATTACGATTTTAGTAGCCTCACTCCCATGAGTGAGAAATACATCATATTGACCGCTCCTGTAGTTGCGGCCTATGTTCTTAGTTGCCTCGGCGGTGATTGTGCAGTACACAATATTCTCATGAATTACACATTCAGCCTCGGACAATAATTTGCCTTGCATGCTCCGCACTTTCATGACCGCCGTGCAGTTTGTTAAATCAAAATCGGCACTGACCTCGTAACCTCTACGATAGTCCGCGCCGATGTGCAATGTCTCTGGCTCGTTTCTGATAAAGTTCATATGTACCTCGCTATTAGATCATCATTATTTCAATAGCTGGAATATTTTGAGTTCCGTCGAGTTCGCAAATTAATACTTGCGTTGTTGTGATTGAGTTTTGTCGAATAATACCGCCAGCATTTCCGCCGTACGTTGTTACAATATCAACGCCGTCGCCGTCCCAGCTAACTTTATGAGCCATAAAGCCACTATCTGAACCAATAGCTGCCAATGGATAGGTAAAACTCAATCCAGCTTTTTTAATGCCATGAAATTTAACTTTGCCTATTTCGTACTCTTCCTTAGATAGGAATGTAGCAGGATAATCCTTATGAATTACTAACGCCAATCGCATTGTTAATAAATTGCTGTTAAATATAACATTGCCATTCTTATCGTATATTTCCATGCCATATTTATCTGTTTTAGGCATTTTATTAGAAAATACATACACTTCCATAGTGTCGGCAATCTTGCGTACGTTTTCAAGGCTATCCGTTTCAAAAGTAATTCGTAAGTAATTAGTCCATTTCCCAGCACGAGTAGGATGTTGTTTGTTTCTTGTTTCTGCTATAGAAATATCTTTAATCGGCAAGTCAGAACTCATTGCATATACATAACTTTCATCTACTTGACGTTGCAATATAGGAATATATAAGTTTGCATGGTATCTGTGTCCATTTTGCAAGTCTTCGACACCATAGGTAATTCCATCGCCATTATACAGATAAACTGCACCATGCTCTATTTCTTGTGAGTTTTTAATTGGTATATTTTTTAAGCTGATTTTATGTTTTAAATATAGACAACTGTCGGTGTCATTGATTGTTACTATGCTATTGTTATTATGACTTTCAAAATGTTTCATATTACATCACCCCATAGATTAATGCTACTTTACAAGGTTTATTGACATTATTAGGTGCTTTTAAATTCCACGAGATTTTACCACCCTCAACAACAATATTGTAATTAGGGCCAAAGCCATACAAATAGCCGTCATTATCGCCTGCATACGAATTCAAGAAATACCATATATGCTGGCCTTTGCTCAATTCGACTGTGGCGCTACCGCTTTCCTCAATCACATCGAAACGCTTAACGCCAGATACTTTTGTTAGTCTATCCGTCAAGCTAACAATTTGTACGCCGTTCTTATTAAATACTTGTAATCCAGCTGGCATGTTATTTTCACCCCCATGCTTAAATAATCGCTTAAATAACTTTTTGAAAAATGTAATTATTCCCATACGCCTAACCTCACTCGTAATTGATTGTCATCGTCATATACTTCGATAAGATTATCGCTAATTTCAACCCTTGCGCCACTCGTCTTAGTTCGTAATGTGCCGATTGTAGCCGTGATAGTTGATAGGCTATCAACTTGCATTTTATCAGCAGTAACGGCGCCAGCCTGTATCATGCCTTTGGTAATGACATTATTATCAAACAACGCCTCGCCAGTAACATGCAATAATTTGCCGTCTATGCGTGTACCTGCTGGGCTTAGATTGATACGGCTCACCAGTTCAGCGCCGTCTATATTATTGATAGCTTGCGTTACTTTCAAATCAATGCCGCTAGAAATCTGCGTAATTTGTGAGTTTACGTTATTCTGATAATCGCTCAAAGTGCGCTGGTACGCATTGCCAAGGTCGATTATCTTGCTATCCATTCCATTGACGGCGGTCTTGACTGTTCCGACTTCGCTTTTCAAGTCATTTACTGCCTTGTCTATGCCCTCTAGGCCTAGGCTTTCCATGTCCAATAAGGTTTTATCGATTTTAGCTTTGATAGTGGCTAGTTGCTCATCGCTTCTAGGACCTTCACCGAATAGATCAACAAACGCAACCTGTACTGTATGAACGCCACTTTCCAATGGTATTGTTGCTACGTTCGTTGTGAAGAAATATCGTGTACCGTCAACGTAAATATTAACGCCCTTACAACCTAATTTGATAGTATCGGTAGTAATTCCGATGCCATTTATCAAGCTAACAATTTTGATGTTAGATGGTTTAGGTGGAATAGGAACGTTATATGTTAACTCTGCCGGTGCGCTATATCCTTTTGTGGGGTTGTGAGCATATAAATATACTTTCGCACTCCGTTCTGTTAATAGAGTGCTTAAAGTAGTATTATTGCTTTTACCAATTAACCCATACTCTTGGCCTGGGTGCAGATCATATCGCAACTCGTAATAATCAATGTCAGCGTTACGCACCTCTAACCAATTAAAGGTAGCGACATCACCAAATGAAACGCCCAGCCCTTGCGGAGTATTAGGCACTTCCGATTTGAGCTCAACTAATACAGATTTGATAATGCCTTGTGAGTAGTTTCCGTGGCGGTCCTTTACCTTTAATCGCACTTCATATGTATGGCCTAACTCGCAACCACTAATAACGATTTGGTTATCACCATTACCGCCATACTTCCATTCGTTGGTACCTTCACGACACCACGCTTCGACAGTATCAAATGTATTAATAGTTGGTTGAGTAAATGCAGCCACTACATCAAATGACAAAACACCATCGCCAATTTCGTAATATTTAGTGAATAATGCTAAATCGCTTACTTCCGGAATATAGTACGGTGTGATTGTATATGGGTATGCTTGCACCTCATCTAATCCTTGTTCGTTAGATCCATACATATTGAACGAAGTAAATTTAAAATATACCTGCTTTCCGATATCCTCTTTACGATACGGAGCATGATATAACGCCTCGTCAACTCTTACAAACCTAGCACCAGCATTGTGCGTTGTATCATTAGTGCCATATTGACCGCGTATAATACCACCTAACGCATAATCGCCATTAAGCTGCAATTGAGCTGTCTCATAAGATAGACATTCACCGTCAACCCAGCAAAGAGTATTGGCTCGTTCAGCGTCAACATGACTGCCACCTTTTAATGCTCCTTGATTGATTATCACATTAGCGGAGTTACTTCCTTGTGTTAGGTTCGTTTTAAGCCTACCCATTCGAGCTTGTTGCGAGATATTGCCAATTCGTTTATAGTTTTCGTTATTGTCCGACAACCATATAGAACAGCCTCCCCAGTTAGGCTCTGAATTAACACCGATATATAATTCATTACCACCTACATCACCTGGCGTTTGAATAATAACCACGTCATTAACACTTGGAGCAGGCACATTATAATCAATAAAAGGTCGTTCGTTTTCATGAACGTTATACTTAGCTGGAGCATATGTTCCTGGAGGTTTTCCCTCTGCTGTAATTTCAAGTTGTCCATCTGCAGCTTCTGAAACAGACGTTATAACTACGATTTGTTCACGCAATCCGCATAACTCATCTGTGATTGTTACTAGGTCGCCTGGTTCCAATCTACAAAATGCCCAATCGAGATGGAATGTATATTGGTTTTTCGCATAAAGCCGTTTCATAGCCAGCTGTTCAGCGTAATATTGAGCCCTAGCCTTAGTATAGAGATAATGAGCGGACTTTTTAGAGGCTGGTTTGAGGCCATTCTTTTGCACGTCCGCTACCACCTCGAATGATACTGTTTCTTTTTCATAACTATTGGCGCGATTAATGAACTCAACTGTTGCCTGATTATAAGTTTCTGAGCTATCTTTACGCTTATATACAATAAGTTGTCCGTCGCTAGCCGGAATAAGATCATCTGCCGTTAAGTTATATTGAATTTGATTAGCCGGCGACCAATCGCCAATAGGCTTGTCTGCTAATGGTACAATTTTCAAACGGTCTGTAGACCAAAAGACAAGGCTGTTTGTAATTTCAGCTATATCATTAATAACATTTTGAGCCTTGGAGCTTTTACTGTCCGGAGGTGTACTAATTAGAATATCAGCTGCTTTACAGTAGGCACGATAATTTTCTAATCCGTCGATACTTACATCATCAATGCCGATAGACTTTAACACATGCACAATATAATCGGCAGGGTTTACATCAATACCGTCGCCCGTATCTAATAACTTCCCTCTAATTTCAAAATTAAATTGAGGTAGGCTACCTCGCTCCCCTAAATCAACCACCCCAGCCATATATGCCAAGCCACTATAAGGCAATGCCTTCTCTGGGTGCTTAGATAAAACATAAGGCCATGGAGTTTGTCCATAATCGCCATTATATGCTGTCAGTTCGATTTTTTCGCTCGGATAGGTATATATCTCCTTGTCTCGCCAAACCTTCCCTATGCCAGCGATAGGGCCCTCACATAAGCCAATAGCACATGCAACAGTATAGGTGTAGGTTATCTCTGTATGCTTTGAACCGCCACCCTTACCAGTTCTTGTCGTACTGCGATGTTCATGAGGTGTGAAATCGTCATAGTAAATAATATTACCACTCAATCGTGTAGTGCCTAACACTTCAGGCACTACCTCGCCATATGAAGCACTGTTGATTTGAAAATCAGCAATCATATCGGCTCGATTAGTGGTATTTTTACCGCGATTAAATAAAAAGCCCATTATTTACCACCTTTCCTGAAACGATACACGGCACGCAAGCGACTTTTCCCTTTGGCGTCATAAAACAATACATCGTCAATCGACGAGAGAATAACGCCCAAGTCAACGAACGCATGAATTACTAAATTGTTACCAATATAAATGGCACCATGAGAAATGCATCGGCCATATTGGTATAGTAAGAAATCACCGATACGAAGATCATCAAAAGGCACCTCGTCTGCTACTTGCTTGACATACTTTAGGTACTTTTCTTCGGAACGATGTAAATGCCATTCATTGGAATAGTTTTCGATATTGAAATCTGCAATATTCATTAGGCCACTATCAACCACTGCAGCCACCAATAAATATGAGCAGTCTACCCCTTTACCTTTCACCATAGCGTTATTTTGATACGGAGTACCTAGCCATTCACATGCAGCATTTGCTATACGTTCACCTGTTGTTAATTTCATCGTATCGTCTCCTTTAAAGGAACATAAGGTGTCGCCCTATTCCGACTAAAATTATTGAATTTATTCTTACAAGTAGTCGGTGTTTTATCGCATCCTGGATAGATATAAGCTACATCACCAATACGAGGTGATGTGTTAGTCGCACTCATATAAATAATAGTGCTATTTTTACTATCCATAATTTGCGTTGCTTGCCCTGCTAATGGTCCGCTTATCCATTCCATACCACCGGCTGTATAATAGCCGTCCTCAAACGGTATATCGATTTGCACAGTGTTCGTACCAGTAACAGCTGTTACTTTTGCTTTTTTACGATAAGACTTAATGTCAACACCACATTCTTTTGAATAAATGCTATAAGGGCATTGAGGGTAATATCTTCGGTTTGGATATTCGATATTGAGCTTTTGTACAACTGACTTTGCACTAATCTTCAATATAAAGCCACCGCCCTGTGTTACTTCGCAAATTCCATGGAATAGGTCTATGCACTCAATCACCTTGCCAGCATCGTCAAAAAAGGCACGGCGTAGATCAAGCGTTGCACCGTCTAAACCACCATTATGAGCGACTTCCAATACAGGCACACCACCGATTTGGTCGCTTTGGCTAGCAGTAACAGTTACGCTTAATTTATCAACACTAACCGTACTGTTCGTAGCTATTTTTTCGCGCGTAATAATAGGGCCATCACCTTTATAAGTGTGGCCCCCATAATTTACATCTGCATCGGTATCGGCCCAGTAATAGCTGATACCGCTTTTTAGTTTTAGCTCGTATAAATCACACGACAAGAATGATTGAGATGTGCTTAAATGATTGCTTAAAATCTGTCCGACTTCCTTCATTTAATCACCTCACTGTTACTAATTTAAAAGACTTGGACTTGAAGATGTCTTTATAAATAATCTCGTCCGTATAATCACCACTGAACATGACTTTCCAATAATATGTATAGTCAGCGGTAATAATAGCAGTCGGTGCTACTGTTACCCCTTGTGCTAATCTAATTACGCCCTTATCAGATACAGCATTTATCGGTGTCCCATTAGCATATAATTTTAGGTTTTCGATATGTGCTACCGGTTCCCTAAAATCACCATACAAACGAACTGCTTGCCATTCAGATTGAGCCCCAGTACCTAAACGAATGCCCTTTTCCTCAAAATCTTCTGGATCCAACCAAAGAAATGGAACTGTACCACCTTTTACCTTTGCATAAAACCCCATAATTTGCTTATGTTCCTCTGGAGTTAATATTGCAAATTCAGTAGTAATCGTATATTGCGGATACTGCCACGTTGTCATGGTTCGTACTCGACCGCTCCCAGTACGCTTTATTTTAGTATCCCATTTTTGAGCCTTCGTAGACTTCCACGCAAGGGATTTGATATCCGGAAATTTAATTAAATCTGCCATATTACCATGTTCCCTCCGTTGCTATAAATTCCCTATCTTGGTTAACTAAAAACTGTCTTAGTGAACGGCCTGCAGAGTTTTCGAGCCATGTTCCAAACGATTGAGCGTCCATAGCAGATACGTTGAACGTAATACTACCAGCACCGCCACCATTGGCACGAGCTATACCTCCACCGATTTCGTCGTAGGTGCTTTCGCTCAAAGGCAATACAGCTTCTTTATATTTACCTTCGCCAATCTCAGCATAAGTGGAGCCATATGCCACACCACCGCTTGCCAATTTTGGTAGGGATAGGTTGCTACTAAATCCACTTGAACCGGAATTAAACATACCTGAAAATGCACTTTGTGTAGCTGTTTGAGCTGCACCAGCTGCCGTGTTAGCACTCCACGCAGCCATGCCAGCGATAGCACTAGCACCAAATGTCGCCATACTAACTTGTTGAGCCAATGCACTCCAAGCTGGTAATTGAGCATTAGCTGCAGCAATACCAGTTGCAGATTGTTGAGCCGCTAGCATTTTACCAAAGACTGCCTGTTTGATTTGACCTGCTATCCATTGTGCTACGCTATCCGCAATAGTTTTGAGTATTGCTTTACCTAGATTTTGGAACGTTTGCATAAGCGTTGTTGTACCTTGAATAAGGCCTGAAATAGAATTTTGAAAACTATCCAAGCCGGCTTGTGCAGCGTCAAACATAACTTGTTGTCCATTCCAATGAGCATCGAATACTGCTTCTTTCCACTCCTCAAGAAGCTGTTTTTTTAAGTCGAAGTGCTGTTGTTCTGCAATGTACTCATCTGTCAATGCAGCTTGAAGTGCCTCAAAGTTTTGAGTACGCATAGCCTCATCAATAGCATACTTTTCATTAACTAGATCAGTATGTTGTTGCAACGCCTTTTTAGCATACTCATCTTGTGCCGCTAACAACTCCTCGTTTTTCATTTTCTCGTAGGAAATTTGTCCGTCAGCACTCATTTCGAATTCAACACCTCGTTGTTTTAACAGATCAATATGATGTTGTTGCTCCATTTTGTCCATTTTCATGAACTTATCGACCATTTCTGCATAACGGTCCTCGATTTCGTCAATGGAGTTGGCATAATCTGTTGCCAACTGCACGGCAGGAGATACACTGCCTGTACTATCTTTACTTGAAGTTTTAAACGCAAAATCTTGTTGCATATCACGAATACTAGTTTCAATAGCTCGAAGTTTTGTAAATTCCTCTTGCTTTGCCTTGATACGTTTATCAGCATAAACATCGTTTAGGTTTTTAAGGTCCCTCT